TATCTATACTCGGCGTGAAATTCTCAATATTTTCTTTAATTGCCAAACTTGAAGCTTCGGTTAAAGTTCCTGAAAAATAACCATTTCCGCCTACTTTTAACATGTAGTTAGAGTCTGGTGCGGTATTTATAGCTACGGTGCTATTGTCATCTCGAATTTTACCTATTCCAAGTGTGTTATCGTCTGGGGTCCACCTTGCAACATAATCAGGAGTACCACTGCCATCAACTGGACCAGCACCAATCGGGATCTCCATTACATCTCCTGATGCATTTACCGCTAATCGATATGTAACTGTGCCTGAGGTAAAACCACCTACTCCATATGCGTTAAGTCTTATTTCCCCGCTTTGCTTAATACGCAACCTTTCAACGACTTGACTGTTGTATGGAGAAGTATGAAAAGCTAAAGCTCCAGCTGCAGTAGTTGTGGTTGATCCATTCCCAAGTTCATTAACAGCTTCAATTTTTGCAACATCACGAACCCCTACACCAGAAGAATCTCCCAAGAAGAAACGAATCCTACCTAATCCATCTCCAACATCCCAGCCAGTTTTTCCCTGTGTTGACAAAATAACTTCACCGGGACTTATACTAGTTCCACCAGAGTATGTTCCTAGAAACACTCCGTAATTATTATTGCCTACATTATAATTACTGCCATACGCCTGTAGAAAACCAGTATTTAAAGTGTCTCCAGCTATTTTTACATCTCCATTAACGTCTAATTTCTTAGAGGGACTTGTTGTACCTATACCAACATTACCAGATGAATCAATACGCATTCGTTCTGCAACAGCAGATACATTACCAGTGAAGAACCCTAAGCCTGTAGCTGCACTGCCTCCTGCGTCATACCCGTATAAACCTGCAAACCCATCCGAAAGAGCTATTCCATTATAAATATGTCCTATCGTATTGCTTCCAGCACCAGCAGGATTTATCCAAAGACCTAATTGTTTGCAAGTAGTTGTAGTAAGGGTAGCTGCATTTATAGGGGCAGAAACAATATCTAATTTTGTACTTGGACTTACTGTTCCTATACCAACTTTGCCATTTTCATCTACAGTAAGACCATGTTGATAATTAGTGCCATCAAAACCTTCTATGGTTATTGTTCCATCTCTTCCTTGAGCAGAAGCCATTGAACCATATATTCTACCTAAATTATGAACCCCAACAGGACTAGCATTATCATCATAGTTAGTGAAATGAATATACGAAGTCTCATCATCTAAAGTACCGTTTCTAGCCCCTCTAATTTCAATACCAGCATCTACGCCTGCTGTACCTAAACTTTTAAACAACGCATTAGTGTTATTACCTACAACTTCTAATTTTGATGAAGGGTCTGTAGTACCTATACCAACATTACCATTATTTTTAACTATAAACGGTGTCGTCCATGTGATACCAGTATCAATAGTACCACTAGCGATAGTTCTTATAAGAGCGTCTCCTGAAGACCCTAAAATAAATTGTGATGCAGCCGCTGTTGATTTGTATTTCCACGCACCATCGTAATACGCATTTGAATTAAGGTATACATCGGTTGATGTCCCTGTATGATACATCAATGAAGCTCTTGGGAATTCAATAGCTCTGTATGAGCTTCCGGCCCAATTTTCAATATCTGTTGTATTCCAAACTCCAATACTACCATCGGACTGGATTCGCATTCTTTCGTTTGGTCCTCCTCCACCTGAAGAACCCAACTTAAATTTAATATTACTCAGAACACCAATATTAGCTGGATTTGCGTTTGAAGTTAATGTTAAATCTGCGCCACCTTGAACAGTGCTAAATGTGTATAATGAACCGCCTAATGCGATTTGACTGTTTACTTGCAAAGGAGATAAAGTATTCAACCTTGTGCTCAACCTAACCAATGTGACACCTTCTACTGTTGTAACTAATGCGTCTGCATTAGCCCTGTCAATTATTTGCAAAAGATGTTCTGCATTCTCTCCAACAGTTCTGGTATTGGAGTTAATTACTAACCCCTTACCACTGCTGTTTAATGATGCCTGAACATATAAAGCTCCGGTTTGAGATGTTGTTGAGTTTCTTATATCTAAACCATAAGAAGGTGTTGTAGTACCTATACCAACTGATCCAGCAGAAGTAATACGCATTCTTTCCGTGCCTGTATCGGTATAAAATGCAATAAAAGCATTACTAACGCTAGTAGCTAATGTTAGTTGTAGATCACTATGCTTCCATCTGAGTATCCCACCGTAACTAAGTCCGGGTCCTCCTAAAAATATATTTGATTCTTTATTATCTGGAGAGAGTATGGTTAGTCCAGAATCACCAGAACCTTCAAGCACTAATTCATCAGCTACGCTACTTGCTGTTACAGTACCAGCGCTTGCTGAAAAAACATGAAGTTTACCTTCTGGACTTGCAGTACCAATACCAACTTTACCACTAGAATCAATAACCATCCTATCTGCGCCTGCAGTAGCATCTCTGAATCTAAAGTTAAGATCGTCTGTTCCTGTGCCTCCTGCAAATATAGCATATGCTCGATCTGCTCCTCTTGTAGTCTTAATTACAAGGCCAGCATACTCACCGTCGTTGGTAGGCTCTATGTATAATTGACCATCTGCAGATTGATCGCCTTTTATATTTAATTTAGTAATAGGCGATGAAGTGCCTAAGCCTAAATTTCCACTAGTATTTAAATAAAAGTCGTTTTGATTATAACGTCCTGCGACTATATGATTATCGGCAAATACCTCAAACACTGGTAGGCCTGCCGCATCATTCACAGACATCAAAGAACCACTTAAATCATCGACTACTTCGAACAGCGTTCCATTTGTCCCGTCAACCTTTAACACTGAAGCACCAGAAGTTGAATCTACAATTTGAACAGTTGCAGCAGGAGTCGCGGTGCCTACACCTAAATTACCATTAGTGTTATCCCAATGAAAATTATTGTTATAAGAAATTGTGTCAGTGTCTGTCCAATATGTTACTTTATTAGCAGCGCCTGATCCATCAACGGGACCAGAACCTATGGGAATTTCAATTACATTTCCGCTGGAATCTACTGCTAATCTCTGGGTAGCTGTGCCCGTAAATGTTCCTGAACCATAAGCGTTAAATTGTACTTGTCCGCTGGTATCAATGTGCATTTTCACTGAGGCACTAGTACCAAACTGCATAGAATTGTCACTGTGGTTATACTTTATAAAACCTGACTGCGCGGCAGTATCAGAGAAGAAAAGACGAGAAACCCCTGTCGTACCTGTAGATTTAATCTCTACATCAGCATAGCCGTTAGAGTCAGCGCCTAATGCTTGTATTGTGGTTGTGCCTGTTATTCCTAAAACTGTTAAGTTAGCGGTTGGATTTAATGTACCTAAGCCGACTTTACCATCCCTATTAATTGCTAAAGCGTTAATGTTTGTATTAGAAGCGTTATGAGTCCTAAACAATATTCCGCTACTAGCTTGATTTGGCTCAATAATATAATCAATTGCTGAGTCAGTAATTATATTGTCTATCTTAAGATCAAAAATATAACCAGTACCCCTTGAGAATCTAGTATTAGGAGACCCACCAGCATTATTAATATGTAATTTTAAATCTGCACTTGTAGTACCTATACCAACATTACCAGTAGAACCAACCCGCATTTTCTCCGAAAGCAATGATGAACCATTCTCTCTTATTAAAAATCTTAAAGCAGCGTCATAATTACCGCTGGTGTTGTTTTCTTTAACGCCTTGTATACCAGCTAAAAATCCAACTACTCCGCCACTTGTATGTCTCCCACCAAAACTAATACCGCCACCATTATTATCTGTATCAAATGCTGTTACATTATCTATAACTCTCAACATCGTTGGGTAATTCGAGCTATACTGTTCTCCATATATATCCAATTTAGTCGCAGGAACATTTGTACCTATACCAACATTACCGTCGCCTGCAATGTTCATTACAACACCATTGCTATTCTCTGCATAGAATAAAGACTTGGTATTACTTGTTGTTCCCATGTAAGCATGGATTGTCTTATTGGTACCATATGCAGTACCAATAGCTTTAATTGCAGCAGCTCCTGATTGATCTGATGCTAGTTGCTGGACCTCTAGTTTATTTGATGGACTTGTAGTACCTATGCCAACATTACCATCTTGTTTTACCGTTACATAATCATTTGTTCCTAAGTTTGATGAGAAAGAAATTTTATATTTGTCAGAATCACTATTATCTATACCAGTTGACCAATTGCATGACCCTAAAATATTATATCTAGTAAATGCGTTTCCTGACGATGTTCCTCCAGTTACTACATGTAAATATGCATCCGCAGTACTTGTCGTGTTATTTTCGTTTGCTACTCTAATTACAACATCGGATGTTGAATTAACAGAAACATCTAATCTAGCATTTGGAATTATTGTACCTATACCAACATTACCATATTCAATGACGGTTTTTGTTATATTGCTTCCACCAAGTCGTGTTGTATTAGAACCTAGACCTTGAGCATCCTTACCAATGACGATCTCACCACTGGCCCCTTCTGTCCCATCAACTCCATACCCTAAATAAATTCCGTAGCTCGCATTTGTTAAATTCCCTGTAGCGACTTTTTGTGAGCCTGCTGCATAACCTATGGCGATGTTATACTGACCGGTTGTTAAATACCTTAACGACTGG